CTAGCATGTGCCTATGCCGCGGGCTTTCCCAATTTTAGTGTTGATTTATTTCGCACTACTGCCGCAGGCATGGAGGTGGATGTTATACGTCCACTGGCTAATCAGGTGGCTATACCTGGTGCCTCCAAGATATATGTGCATTTTGGAGATAAAGAGGTACCTGATATGGCACCATGGGCCGTTTCAACCAACGGATTGGCTCACACCTCACTCATTCAGCGTACTATTGAGTGGATGACCGGAAGCACTGGAGCTTTTGCCGATTGTGCTGTTGGTTTTGAGTTGGCATGTGCTAGAGCGTTTGGCATTAGTAGTACCTTCCATCATGGACAGGGAATCACGCCTCGCTATCTGAACGCATGTTTCGATGAAGATAGTTGGCAATTGCCGAGAGACTCGACATTGCCGGCTTATTTTTATCCTTTCCGGGTGCAGTCAGCTTCGGCTTTTGAGCAGTTAGACATACTGCATGATAGCCAAAGCAGGGTTTATGAGATTGGACGACTTATAAACGAGTCCTTGATGTTTGGGAAGCAGTGGGCTTTTAAAGCTACTTCTCTGACTGGGGCTACTTTGCGGCCGGCTGGCAGGTCGCAACAAGCAACGTTGCATATGAGTCGTATTTGCCGTAGGGCTACACCAGATACCCTGTCAATATTAGACATCGTGTGGAAGAATGCCACGGCTCTTTGCTATCACTGGGCACCAAGCAACCTCTTACTCACTTCAGTGATGACGGGGTTGCGTGAACCGCGAGCACCAGTGAATAGTTTGGGACGTTGTTTTGCCGCTCAACATACACCTTTCTTATTTCATCCTTATCACGATGTTTGGATGATGTATAGTATCCCGGATTTTGCAGTGTTGCCTATGACTAATGGGGTAGTTAAGTGGCCTGCCAATAAAGCACATCCTATCAAGAGTGTGTTCAATCCGACTTCTCAGGTGCGTTTGGGTGCAACTTTGCCTCCCCTTACTTACAAGTACTGGGTAGGGGATGGTGGAGCTGAATTTTCCGCACAGTATTACTTGGCGGAAAATTATGCTACGGCAGCCCTTCAACGTGAGAATTGCCTGATGCATGTGTGGGAGAAACCAATGGAGTACAATCTTCCAAGTGGCACCACTACATTTGAACCAGTGCGACTTGGAGATCAAGGGCTGGAACAATACATGTTACCAGGTAGTCTTTGTTCTTACAATCACGTGGAACGAATGACTCGGGCTTTTGGTGTGTCTGGAGCAATAGGGGCTCCATCTAATGGGGCTAATGTCTTGTGGAACGACATCGTAATGGAGAAGCAAAATGTTGCACCTGCTCTTGTGTACTCTGGACCTAAACGTATAGCTTTAGAGTCCGCTGATTTGCAAGATTATACTTTGTTGGCCTTGTCAAACAAGGCTACTGGTGCTTTTGCAGGGATGGCGTTGTTGCCCTCAAAAGCTCTCTTGCAGGAATCGCCCACGGAAGATCGGACTGCCTACTCGCAGTATCTGCGTCCTCCACCATTGGCAACCCCAGCTGCTTTGGCTAATGATAGCAGTCCAGAGATGCCTACAAATAGAGTGGGTGTGGATTACTATGGCTCCTACGCTAAACCAACTAAGCGCTCTGCTACTTCAGGAGTTAAAGCGTTTAATAGGTGGCAAAAAGTAAAAGGCCAGCCTAAGGCGATTGAGATGAAACCGGCAAATGCAAATTTGTACCGAGATATGCCTCATATGCCGTATCAGCAACAGTTGGGTGTTCAGGGTGGTGTTGTTACTGATCAAACTCCCAGATCAATGCCTACTGCGCCAAATACTAAGTTTGGGAGGCAAGCAGCTGCGGATGCTCTCAAGGCTGCCAAGAAGAGGAAAGCTGAAGAAGATTTCCTCCTCAAGCAGGCGATTAGTAGGGCTAAAGATGAACTGAAGCTATTGGTCGAGGAAGACGTGAAAAGACAAAAACGTCCTTTATCAGTGGAACAGGCGCCTCCAGGCGGTGCAAGCTTGAACACTTTACAGCCTGGACCAGTTGACACAACGACCTCAGCAGATGAGTTTCCTGCTAAGGTACGAACATATCGGGATGTGGTGTCAACCAGACCCATCAGAGTACCTCCTGATGTAAAACCAAACGACGGGAGAGCCATGGAGCACCAAACTGCAGTAGCATTGGACCAACGTGGTATTGAACCTAGTTTAGAGGGACAAGGACAGGAAGTCACGGATACTGATATCCATGATATTTCTGTTTACACTAACCCGTTAAACTAGTGTGGAACACAGGTTTGGCACCCGCAGCATTGCTGTGTTCCGGGGAAGTTATGCCGTTGCCTGAGTACAGGCAAGCATTTTATGAAGCACTGAGTTTATTGCAGAGTACTACTTTAAATTCAGGGGCTATCCGTGAGATGCAAGGTACTGTAGGAGTTATGGAAAAACAAGAAGGATCTTTCTTAAATGTTGCGCAGTTATTGCGTTATTCTAGGGGGGTTAACACGGAAGTTTTGTATTTTCTGGAACTCTTGTTACTCCCCAATCCAAGGCCAAAGGCGTTTGGTCTTATTGATACTGATATGTGTTGCTCCCGCATAAGAATGCCCTTGTTATTAGCTGGAAGACATTCAGTACCCGGCCCTTTCGTGGCTGAACCGACTTGGCTAAATACTGCTGACCTGCGTTATGTTAAAGCAAAAGGTCGAGCTGGCCAAGCCACTCATCTAATGTTAAGTGATGTGATCCTATTAGCAATTCGTATGGGCCGAGCAGGACTTATGCGACGCTGGTTATGCACTGTAGATGCTTATATATGTGACTGGAGCAACGCAGCCTTGACTGCTTGGGGGTTGTACATTCTCACTTCAGGTGTGGAAGATAAACTCATGCCTCTTTTTGTTGATTGTCGTCTTACCTCCATACCGCAGATTAAAGCTGTTAAGCTCATTAAAGATCTTCACAATTGGGTGCGCGCTACCCATACTTGGCCTTTCTGTAATTGTGGTTGGTTAGATGCAATTGAAGCTACTAAATTTCACTACTTGTCGCAACTGTTTGGTAGACTAGAAGATTATGCCCTATCGGCAGAAGCGGAAATGTATATGCGAGCAGCAGCTGGCCCTTTGAAAACTTGGATCGGCACGGATGGTCATCTTTTATTATCAGACACCCAACGATATCAGCAGGAACTACAATTGGCAATTTCTCAAACAATGGAAGGACTTCTAAGCACTCATTCAGTATATGCCCCTTCTTTTGAAGAATTTTGGGCTTCATTTCTGACTTGGAGTAGTAGCGGTTCAAGTCCCGGATTTCGCACCATCTTACAAGGCCCTGAAGGCATAGAGAAAGGACGTGTTAACAAACGTTTGGCTATTGCTACTATGGATGCTAGTGACATCTTACACCTAATTGGAGCTCCCGATCCAATTTTACATTCGCGATTTGCTATTAAATATGAAAATGAAAAGAATAGAGCATTGTGGAATACATCACTGGCCTTTTATGTCTTAGGAAGTTATTTATTGGCTAGTGGGGAAAACAAGTTGGACGGTGAATCATGGTGTGATATGAATGCTGCAGCTGGCCGACGTTTTCATGATGTTGTGCGTAGACTGCAACATCTAGAAAATGGAGGTGATCTACTAGCTTGGGATTACGCTGATTTCAATCTAAATCATGAACTAGATGTTCAACGAAAATTATGGCTATCCTACGCACGCGCCATTCAAGCGAGAAATACAAATCCAAAGACTAACGCTTTGATAGGTCGCATCGCTAACTGGATTGGGACAGCAATCACTCACACATACTTGGAACACACTGTTGGAGGTGAACGTTTTATTTTACAGGTTAGTCGATCATTGATGACTGGCACGCGTGGTACTGCATTCACAAATACCTGTTTGAACGGGATCTACAGTAAATTGATTAATAAATGCAGTACTGAATTATTTGCCCAACCTATTTTTCTAGAACCACTTACAGGGAGGGGTGATGATATGATTAGTGGCCTCACTTCTCCTTTAATGGGAGCAGTAGGAGCAAAATTGATTAATTTAATGGGTTTTGCTGGACAAGAGAGCAAGGTCTTAATGGGTAGTGTCGGAGAATTTCTTCGGCAACACTACATTCCTGGTCATGTGGGCGGTTATCCAGCCAGATCAGCTGCCGGTCTGACAGGGGGAGAGTTCTTCAATGTTACTGTTAACAACCCTTATGAACGTTACGCTGCCATTTTGGAGCAACTACACCTGGCTAGGCATCGTGGCTTAACGGTTGGCCCCTTATTACTAGAGATTTTGGCTGCACGGAACTGTAAGTTAGTTGGTACTTTGCACGGAGTTAAACATACGATCGCTGTTGATCCTCGTGTTGTGCATGCCCGTGTCACTAATGGGGGGATGGGTGTTCACGATCTAAATGGTGAATTAAATAATTATGAGATTACACATAATGGAATGCCACTTTATGCTGTCGCTGGTAAATACTTGGAACAACTTGGTACTAAGTCTTTGCAACGTAAAGCTTGGGCTCTTCATAACTATGGTGGTGACAATAAGGATTGTCAAGCCCTACTTCATGAGTTGATTTCTTCATGCATTGGCAGCGATTTACCCAGTCACATTGTCAGTGATGGGCTGTATCATTATATGCTCCGTTGGCTGGAATGGAAACCGATGCTATCACAGGCTATTGTAGAACGTCCTGTAATTGCTCCCGTCGGTTTTGTCGAAAATACTGAAGCTGAAATTGTGTCTTGTATTTTTCATCGCGAGGGTGTACATAATAATTATGGTATATTATCTGATTTTTGTGCTCACACCTCATTGCAAACTTTGGCTGCGTTAAAACGATTAGCGGCTAAACCTGGTTTATCATTGACCAAAATAATGAAGTTGGTAATTCATGAATTACCATCACTTGTACATTTAAGATATTTGGAAATAATATCTATTATTGAACATAATACTTTGCTTAAGAAATATTACTTAGGTGAAGTGTTGTTTAATGGTGTACCACTACTTATTCAAAGTAACGAAATGCGTGCTCTTATACGTGCTGTAGTTTTAAGTCAACTTGAGAGATACTTCCCTCTATTGCCTTGTGCTTTCTTGGAGATACCTAAACTGGTGTACTCCGTGGAAGTGCAAGTCAGCAATAGACTGTTAGATAATTCTCTCATCGGATCTTACCTACGAGCTGTACAGGAGTAGCATAAGAGTTAATGTTGATTGTTT